GTTGCATTTGTTTCATTTGTCCACTTCTTTCCAATACACCATCTAAATCTACAAGTTCTGACTTCTTTAATACTTCTGTTTGGTCTATTAATCCCATCTTATACATTTCCATATAAGTATTTAATAGTGCCATTCTATTTGTAGGTAATGTAGAACCTGATACAACTTGTATATCATACTTACCTACTCCAATATCATGAAATCTTTCTACTTCTCCATTTTCCATTTCTTTATAAAAATTAAATTTTTCTTCTTTTTCTGTTCCGTTAGGTTGTAAAAGTCTAATTACTTTTTCTTCTGTATATAATTGCTGCATTAATGGTATAGCTACTTTACCTACTTGATTCAACATACCTTCTATGTCATCTCTTCTTGATTTAATTCTACGCTGACCAAATTCGTCTACAACCAATGTTCCTCTGTATGTTGACGGTGCACTTTTACCACTACCTTGCATAAGTTCAAAAATACCAAAGCCGTATTCTAAGTCATACTTAGCATCAGCTTCATTTTTATACAACTCATTTGGTAAAGGGACTGGGCCAGCTACAATCGGTGCACCTAACTCTGCATCAAACTCAATAACACTAGTACCTGCTTTGCTCCATTCTTGTTCTATTTGATTTAAATCAGCAGAACCTCTAGGTATAAGAAGTTTAACATTTGTACTTGTGCTTGCGTGTGCAATAATTAATGAACGTATTTTATTTATATATTCTTGTAAAGGTCTATATAATCTAACATCAGATTCTGGAAATGGATTTCTATGATGTACGTTCATTAAAGGAATAATAGGATAATCTTCTGTTGGTAATAAACGTTCATATAATTTTTTATCACCAACGCTTACAACTACTTTAACTCTACATTCTTCTATTTGATTAGAAACAATGTCGCCCATGCCAATTAATTCTTCTACAGTCATAGGAATTAAAATTGTAGTAGAACCAGGTATTGAGTTTTCATCTTCTTCACCTGGAACTCTAATAGGTTCTTGTTGTATAGGTCTGCCCATTTCATCAAATTCAGGGTCAGGTAGTTCATAGTGGAACATCATACCTGTATCTTCTATAATTTCAAACATTTCTTTTACAGACTCTTCTTCAAATAAAATAATTTCTTCACCTTTAATTGTTTTTACTTTCATATAGTATTTCATTAAATATGCTTTGTATTCTTTTTCGTCTAACAAATGTTCTTGCTGTGAAAAAGGTTCATAACAATTATAGTAAGAATGCATTTCTTTTGAGTAGCGTTCTATGTATTGTCTTCTATTATGTACAGTTTCTGTTCCATCTGTAGTAAATAACTGTCCTTCTGTAGCTGCTAAATCAGTAACAGGATAATCATCGGATTCGTCTGGATGCATAGAAGACTGCTCAATAATATCAGTAAACTCAGGATAAACCTGCATAGCTTGTTCGTCTGTCATATAAGTAGTTACTAATATATTGGCTGCATCTTTTGCGTAAGCATCTTTAGCATTTGGGTCTATATATACATCTAATGGATTTATGGATTTGATATATACTTCACCTTTTCCCATATCGGCATCAGGGTCTTGATAAACCTGTAGAACTCCCATACCACCAACATAGTAATCGTCAATAGCTTTTTTAAGTTCTTCGTCTCCTGCTGATATTTGCCATATATACTGGAATAAGTCAGAAAAAACTTTAGCAGTTTCTCTATCTGAATCTTCTCTACCAGTACTACGGAATTGTGGTGAGTTATATGTTAGAAGAGATTTAGCAGTTTCTACAATAGGATGTATTCTGTTTACAACAATAGGAGCTTGTCCTCGTGCTTCTAAAACATCACGTTCTTCATTGCTCCATTGTGCACCAGCTCTAAATTCTACAGATTCTTGAAATTTTTGTGCCCATAACTCTCTAGCACTTTTATAATCGTGAAATAATTCTCTTGTTAACTGGACTTCATCGTCAATCTCTACTTGATTAACATCACCAGTTTGATAATCAAAAACAAAACCTAAGTCATCTTTTCCTTGAGTCCTTGTGCTTTGTACTCGTTTTTGTATTTTTTTTGGCATCTATCTGTATATATCCCTTTGGTACTTCTACTTTATCTAAACTATCTATTTTAGAAATAAGTTCTTTAAATGTTAAAAAGTACTTGTTTTTATCCATAAACGTATTAGGACAAAATTACGGGATTTTTCAGATATGTGTCAAGGATTATTTATAATATCTTCCAAGACTTACTTTTTCTAGTAAACCATGTGCGTTCTTCTTTCTTTTGCTCTGCATCATGCACAGGTTTATAGCAATTTTTGTTTGCATAGAAAAAACCATCTAACAAGTCATCGTGCTTTCCTCTAGGGTATAACGTACATTCATCTATAAATGCTTGCATATTTTTTTGTATATGTACTTTACCATTAGCAAACAATGGTTGCAAACTTTCTAATCTATAAGATTTGCTAGTCCTTGGATTCTCTTTTATTTCAAGACCAGGTATAAACATACCTAATTCTTCTGCTTGTTCTTTAATATATTGTCTAAGCATTTCCTGATACCCAACCGATTCAATACGAGTTTTAGAACTTCTGTAAGTTCTGAAGTTATTAATAATCGAATCTGCCAAATCCAACGGCGTTGCTCTTTTACGAAAATAAGGCAACACATACCGATTATTATCCCCATCGACAGCAATATTAAATATGACACTAAAATCAGCTCCTTTCTTTGTACTAGATGCAGGGTCGACTCCTGTAAACACATTTACAGGTCTCCTCTCATCTACTTCCTCACCATTTAGGTTCGTCAGGATGAGAGTTGACAACCCTTGCTCATCTCGTTCAACGTATCCTTCGTAGTACTTTAAATCATCTTTTCTAAATAAATTATCTTCATCGCCTACAATCTGACATAAATACTCTCTATAAAATACCGATAAACGATTAATACTTTCTAATTCTTCTTTCTTTTGTTTTAATTTTTCTACTGGCCATACTTCTTTCCATAGTGTATAGTCTTCTTCAAGCATTGGTCTATACTCTAACGTATTCCAACCTTTCATATCTTTTAATGTCTCCACCATACACCGTTCGTGCTGCGGAGTACCAATAACACATATTCTACCAGATAACGGGTCCAAGGATGGAACACCAGATTGCAAGAGCCAACGTAAATTATATTCCATAGCTTCTGAAGTCTTTGTGTTATTTTCATCTTCTGGGTCATCCAATATAAGAAGTGTTGGTCTTTGATTACCATGTTTTATTCCCCTTATTTGCTGTCCTGTACCTTTACATACTATTAAACTTCCATCTTTTAATTCTATTTCTGTATTGGTCCATTTTCTAGCAGACTGCATTCCCCAATACCCAAAAAAATATCTAAACTCTTTTGAATAATCTAAAACATCCTTAATAGTACCAAGTAACTTCGTTGCATGAGATTGTGTTCTTGATACTAAAACAATAACTTTAACACCAGGGGTAAACATTAAATGAAACAATGGCCATATCCCAGCTACTACAGAACTTTTAGCATGACCCCTCGGTGCGATAATATTTATTTGTTTGTCATCTTCATTTAATAAATGTTTAGTTAAATCGTAATGAAACGGCGGTGATTCACTGCTAAACATATTAGGCATAACCATACGCCCAAATAACAGCATATCTTGCTGCATTTCTAATAATATCTTATCTTTATCCATTAATCTTCTATAGTAATGGAAACTTTAAAATCTTGTGCAACCTCAAGCAATACTGCTATTAGTTCAGTCAGATTTGGTGTCTTCCCCGATATTGTTATTGTTTTCTTCATCTATTTGCCTAGTTTGTGTAGCTTTTAATTTTTTAGTTTGTTTTTCATAACTATCTGCAATTTGATGTGACATATCCATTTCTAAAGATTCAGTAACCTGTTTTGTTTTAGGTTTCATATCTAAAAACTCTGACAGCTCTTTAGCTGCACGTATCATATTACCAGAGTCTTCTTTTACTTTAGCTACTTCAATAGCATCTTTTATTACATCAAGTACAAATCCTTCGTCAATATTCTTATCAATTAAAATGTCCTTCAGTTTATCCTGTATCATTTTCT